TGTTACCTTTTTTATTTCTATAGCAGTAATGCGAATCGCCATTTTTCTTATTTGTTCGACTTCAGCTTTTAACATTTTCAACTCCCTTTATTATGCTAACGCTGTTACAGACTGATTGCCTGAGTATCTTGATTCAAGCACGGCAACAGCATGGCAAATACCTGCGGTTGCAGTCTCATCAAGAACAAGGGTTAACCATTCCTCAGCATTGTTAACATCCATCTCGGAAGCGTCAATTTCGAGAACAAGCATTTTGTTTTGATATGTTGCGGCTGTTAGAGTAACCCCGGAAGCTGCTTCTGCTGTAGCCGTTGCGGCCAAAACATCCGCGTTAGCTGACGCAATGGCTGCGCCTCCTATGGCGTACCGGAAAGATAGCTCCGATGTGGTAGCCGCAGCAGTAGCCCCAGAATAAAACTTCAGTACTGAATCCCCGGTAATCGCTCCAAATGTTAAAATAATTGTGGCTTTGTGATAATTCTTCATGTTTATAGAATCCATCGAAACACCGGCACTATAATCAGCCGTATTAAGCAAAGGCACAATCTTTTTTTCTTCAGCTAAGTTCATTTTAATATTCCTTATATTTTATAGTAAATATTTGCTGGCAAAGCCTATTATGACCGCACCAGCAAATTGAATAATTAAGCTCTTGTAGCCAATGAGATAAAGTGTGATTGTGTATAGTCAGACCCGCCTTTGTACGGAGTAATTGCATTCGCAAGAACTGTTTGCCCATCTACACGCATTACAAATCTGAAAACACTTTCATCATAAATAAATCGAACATGGATGCTTATATCAGATTTAATCCCGCCTTTTTCACCAAGAACATATCCGTTAGTGAAGTCAGCCAGAACGATGTCTCCAGCCGTCCCAAGTGTCATGCATTGTTCAATAGGGATAACCGGTCTTCCATATAGAGTGTCATAAGGCAGACCACTGAGGCCACCAGCAGGCATATATACGGGAACTCCGCCTGTACCAACGGCAATACTCATTTTATGCAATTGAGGTTCTATGTTTTGATTAATAAGCCAAATTGAATTACCTCTTGAATTAGCAAACAATCGTGATCGCATATTCATAATATTCTCAGCGACAATGGTTTTAGCCGTCTGGCCTGTCTCTTTAGCAACTGAGACAAGACATCCTGAGTTCATGATACCAAGTGGTTGACCTGCCCCGGAACCGCTAAAAATAGCATCATCAAGCAAAAAACCAAATTCAGAATTAAACCCTTGCCGGATAATACCCTCAAGCGCCGAGGAATCATCCAAAAGTTCGTCTGTAGCGTAACAAAGACCAATCAATTTATTAAGAGAAAGCTCAATTTTACGAAATTTAGGCTTACTTGCTGTTTTTTCGTCTGCTTCGGCTGCCCAGTAGCCTCTCATTCCTCCTGCCCGTGAACCAGCCACACGGCTTGTTTCATCAAGCCCATTGATTTTAATGCTATTTGCATTGCCTGAAATCTGGATCCTTTTGCATTTTGCAGCAAGAAGCCCGGTTTCCCAAAGTTGCTTTAACAATTCCGTAGAAAAATCCTGTTGTACAAGAAATCCACCATCCGATGGGACGGTTTCATTAAGACCACTTGCAGCATTGAAAAGCCTTGGGTCAACGACACCGCCTGGGCATCCAGCCCTCATGATCGAAGTCATTTGCTGCCCGAATGAATTGAATTTGTCTTTATTTCTTACCTCAATACCACTGCTACCCGGACTTTTTTCTTTCAGTTGCGTGGATGGTGCATTCGCTGGTTCTTCAAGAGATGCCTGCATCCGCTCTTGCCGCTCCATAGTCTCAATAATTTCTTTATATTCCTGAACCGTGTCTAAAATTTCATTTTTTAAACATAGCTCGGCGGTGTTTGATTCCCGGTTTTCCGCGATACATTTTGCGTCGATATCAACGGTTTTTTTCATTAAGTTTTTAATATCTTCTTTATATTGTGTTACGGTCTTCATTTATCAATCTCCTTTTAAGTATGTGATGGTGCTACGATTTCGGCTCTTACCAGTAAGGCAGTTGCACGATCGACTCCCTTTGGTGTGTCAGCATCCCGCTGATCACTCAAAGTTGGGTCAGGCGTTAATAAATCGTCATCCCGACAATCTTCTTTCCACCCATCCGATAAAATAGATTTCGCTTGCTTCTTAGTGCATCCTGCATCCCGCAAGATATGCTCTATATCCCTTATCGTTGGCGCTGTTTTCTGTTCCTTTAGAGTATCAGGCACATTTGCAAAAGCAGACAAATCGAATAAACCCGACTGTGCTTTTTCTGCTTTTTTATCTATATGGTCACAAAATCCCATTTCCAAAGATTCCTCGGCTGTTAACCATGTTTCAGCCGCCATCATTTTTTTAATTTCTTTCTCGTCTTTTCCTGATTTATCCATATATGTTTTAACAATTGGTTTGCCGACCTTATCTAATAAATTAGCCTCCTGTCGCATGTCATCTGAATTTCCGACGACTATGCTCCACGGCTCATGAATCATTATAAAAGCATTCTCACTCATATGAACCTCATCGGCAGCCATTATAATTACGGAAGCAATCGAAGCGGCAAGCCCGTCAACATGCGCGATAACTTTAGACTTGTGTTGTTGCACAGTATTAAAAATAGCTGTACCGTCAAAAACAGACCCGCCAGGAGAATTGACACGTAAATGGATTGTGCTTGCCTTGATGTCATTAAAATCTTTAACAAACTGATCTGCTGAAACACCAAACCAACTTATTTCATCATAAATATAAACAGTTGCCGAATCTGCCTTATTTATAATTTTATATGCTTCGTTTGCTCTTGGCTCAAATAGGCTACGGTTATTTATACGCATTTTCTTTTCTCCCTGGATTAATTTCTTTTTCAACTTCTGGCAATGTCTTTGTCTTTTCAAGTAGATCTCGTAATAAACTCAAAGGGGCCATGTTCAACGGGACAAAATGTTCATCAGCAAACTCTTTGTCTAAAGGGTCTTTTTCTTCTTTTTCTCTAATTTCATTAATAGAAAGCGCACCGACCCCGAACATAACCCTGTAATACTCGCTCCTGTCTTTAGCGTTCCCTCTTAAAAGACCATCAACATTGTGGCGTGTGTACATATTCTGTTGATACAACTCAGAATCAGTGAGCAACTGCATATTATAATTTTGTTCAAGCCTAACAAGAATAGGCAAAATGGAATCAGTGACATAAGATATTTGTTCAGATTCAATATTATTGAAAGACGACCGTGTTAAATCTTTAAGCTTATGAGGTGGGATATTAAACCACCTTGCTACCTCTGAAATTTGAAAACGTCTACTTTCCAAAAATTGGGAATCTTCAGGGGGAATGCCTATCTTCTCAATTTTCATTCCGTCCTCAAGCAACATAAGCTGTTGAGACTTACCAAGACCGCTGTAAACTTCGCTAACAGCATTACGCATGGCATTTTTATCTTTAACCTGTCCAGGATGCAGCAGCACAGCACTTGGATGTGTTCCCTGCCCAAAGTATAACGAACCAAACGTTTCCAGCGCCATCGCAAGACCCAAAGACTTTCGTGCCATAGCAATAACTGAATATCCTTGAAACCCATCAAAACCAAGTCCTGGTATATGCAAAATCCTTTCACTTGGAAGTATTACGTCTTTCTCTAAATTCATACTAATTTGATAAAACAGCGTACCTTCTACCATCACTTGTGTTACACGATTTGGCGTTATCGGCCACAGCTCTACAACCTCACCCAGCCTGTTTCTAACGATTTCCGCATACGCATTACCCCATAGCAGAACATGAGCAGACATTACCTCTCTGCCAATTTGTGCGGTCATATATGGATTGAATTTATTATGCAAAACACGAAACAACTTATTTTCTTTGGCAAAAATAGTTTTCCGTTGATCTTTTCGTAATAAATGAAGCGGTAATGTGGAGACTGTGCCGGATATAAGACTTACGGCGTTCCACACGGCAGAATAAGTAAGCGCGTTTGCTTCAGTTACATTTTCGCCAGATAAAGATTGTGAACCAGCAAGATTCCATAAGGAAGGATTCCATGCCTTTTCGTCAGACAAGGAAAGATTCTGTATACGTTTTTCCAATGAACCAATAATGCTCATTATGGCTGTCCCCGTGTTAAAAATCCAAGGCCAAGAAGCATTAAGAGCGCGCCGCAAACGACACACGCCACCCATGGGAGGAAAAGCCATAAGCCATATCCAATAAGGCCAAGCCCACCAAAAATAAAACAATCCCGGATATCAAACAAAGTCCATAAAAAATGTGTTGTTGTTTTTATATTATCCCACAAACGTATTTTCATTTTTTTGTAAAGGTTCACATATGTATCCCATCTGTTGTGTTAATATAAAAAACGGTTACTATATATGGTGTGCATATACTATATACAGTAACCGTTTTTAAAAGTACAAGAGCTTTTGTATAATGAAAATAGATAGTTGGAAGATATGCGAAAATTTATGAAACAAATGTTGACAAGGGGTATAGATTAATACGATTATAGATTTAACATTATGGAATGGTGGATAAAATAGAAACTGGTACGTTTAAACTTCAAATTTCGAATCCAGGCAGCAATCTTATTGGGAGTGGCGATATAATTTTTTGGAAAGGAGAATAAAAAATATATCGCAAAATTGCATAACAATGGAAAAAGGAAACTAATATGCTTGATGAAATTGAAAATCTTAGAATAAGGGCAAATAACTTTGGCTCCAGGGCAGCTATGATACATAATATACTTATGGAAGGTGTAACTTTACCTTTTATAAAAAGATATGAGCTTGAGTCTGAAATGTATAGTTTAAAGCTGGAGCAATCAAAAGCAAACCTTAGATATCAACAAATGATATTATGGGCAAAGAAGCAACACACAAGCTAAACAACAGAACTATAACGACAAGCATGAGCTGCTTGGCGCAGTTTACCAAGTCCGCTCTATGCGCTGGTTATAAAAATATTTTATTTAGGTTTTAAAAATTCAGTAATAACAATTTTTATTATCTTTTTTTATTGGCAAGGAGAACACCATGACTACAGTAAAATTTAGCGTACACGATTGGGAAATTGCGCCTACTCTCAACCAGATAAAAACCGGTCTTAAAGACGTTTCTGAAAGACTTATTATCGTTTCTGAAAGATTTATTATACTAACCGAAAAATTTGATATGGTTACGAAATCCTATGAAAATTTAAAATCTATGTGCGAAAACATGTCTCACGATATAACTAAAAATCGGTAGTGATTAAAATAATTGCATATTCGTTTAAATTGAGGATAACAACGTATGTATTTAATGCCAGCAACATCAAGTTCAACCAATATGTGTACGAATTGAAACGACCAATTTTGAATATAAATGGAGAAAAACAATGCAAGATTTAAGAGAAGTGACAACGATAATAACCTTTATGATAATATCAAAGGAACTTTATTCATTATTTATGGTAAAAACAAGACGACAAAATCATTATGAATTTTGGGGAAAAGATATACCGCTATTCCTATTAGGATGGTTAGCCACCATTCTAATATTTTCTGTTGTAATGTCTTTATCCAATTTGGCATTTTTTTTATCCATTATTTGTATTTTTTTAATTGTTTCTTGTGGATCAAGTTACATAGAAGCCCAACGGCAAGCATGAGCAGCTTGGCGAAGTTTTTAGCGTCCGGCTGTTTCTCCCGATTGCAGGATGGGCATCAATATTATAAACTTGTGGGAATCTCTTAGCCCAGTTTACTCTTTACAAATTGGTTTAATTTAGGAAGGATACCCTTTTATTAAAACGACAATGCAAAATAGAGTCTCTTGAGATTCGGATACTTCCAACAACCTTTTCCCCCGCCAGATGCCCGTGTTCAATCCATAATCTAATAGTTCTATCTGTCACAGAAAAATAAGCCGCAACCTCATCAATACGGAAAAGATCTTTTTTTGGTAAATACAAAGCATTCGGTGCTTCGTCTGACACTTCTTTGCTCTTGATCTGAATAATATTTTTAATCGGTTTTTCTGTTACTTTTTTTATTTTTTTTGCTGCTTTCATTATAATGCCATCCTTTTTATAATTTCTGCTTCAGTTAAGCCATCATAAGCTGATTGAGTTGCATTTTCTTCTAAAATGCCACATGCCATCACTGCTGCAATGACACCGTCAATTCTTGCGCCACTACTTGGTTTTATATATTTCTTATTGTCTGCTGCGTCTTCGTCAGCAACGACATTAGAGACATTCCATGTTA